GCCATGCAGTACCGCCGATCCCGGCACCACTTGAGCGCGACCAGCCAGTCGCCGCGGGTGTGGGCGCTCATTTCGCACCAACCCGGCCCAGCGCCTTGACGCCAGCCGCGGCGATCGACTCGCCCGTCATGGCCGCACGGGTCGCGGCCTCGCGCTCACGGTGCTGGCGGTTCGCCGCGGCGGCGGCGGCCTGCGTGGCCTCTCGGCGGTTCCGGCGCGACAGGCCGATGGCCAGCCAGGTGCGGACGGATTCGAGCAGGCCGGCCGACTCGGGCGCGGGGTCGATGGGGATGCGGCGGGGGTCGTGCATGTGGGCCATCACTCACCCGCCAGCCGAGCGGTCTCGGCGTCGTAGTGGTCAGCCGCCGAAACCAGCGAGGCGGCCAAGGCGCGGGCCTGGCTCGTGCTCAGGTAGCGAAGGAAGCATCCGGTGCCCGGGCGGCCGAACTCGAGGCAGACATGCCAGCCGTCTGCATTCTCGGTGGGCAGGGCGGTCGCGCTGACCTGCGAGCCTGAGACGGGGTAATGAAACGTGCCGGTGCGGGCGCCCTTGGCATCAGGGGATACCGGCGCGGCGGTGTCGTGGGCGGTCATGCCGCCACCCCATTCACCGAATCCCACACCAGCGAGGCGGCGGCGGCCTTGAGGCTCACAGCGGCTTCGTGGTGGCGCGATTCGGTGCGCGAGAAGCCATCGCTGACGTTTGTCAGCAAGCCGGACAGCGTGGCGAGGTGTCGCTCAATGGCCTGCTCGACGGAGTGGCCCTTGTCGGTCCAGACCTTGAGGCCGCAGATGAAGCCGGCGAGGTCGGATTCGGTCACGCCCATCAGGGCGGCGAGGCTGGTGAGGGGCTGGTGCTGCTGGGTCATGGCGTTCTCCCAAGCCGGGGTGTCCGGCGATGGGGTGAGAATACGCCGATGGCTTGAGGCATCAACACCGCAAACGGAAAGCAGCGTTCTATTTTTGGTGCTTTCAAGATTTCGCATCCGGCGTATATTCGCCCCATGACCTACCGACCGATCCGAATCCCCGAGCACTGGCCCTTCCTGCGAGAAGGCGAGCAGATTCACAGCCGCCTTCCGCTTCACAGGCTAGAGGCAATCTCTGCGCACATGGCTGCACAGGGCTATCGTTTTCGGTTCGACCCGAACCCTACTGGCTACTTCGTCGTGTGCGAAGCCCGTCCCCCGATTGATCGGGAAGCCGAGCTTGCCTATGCGCAGGGCCTGTCCTAATGCCCCGCCCTGCCCCCTTGCCGGCTGACTCCCCTCTGCCCGGCATGCGCGGGGCGGGGCTTCTTTGGAGGTCCGCATGAACTCGCTCGACGTTTTCTTGATCATCGTCCTCGGTGCGCCGACCATCGGCCTGATCGCCTGGGCAATCCGTCTCGAGCGCAAGCGGTGGAGGGGCGATAAGTGAACGCGCAGGCTGCCTTCGACTTCACCCTTGCCCGCCGTGGCGATCCGGCCACCAGTAAGGCGGCCGCCCGCGAGGCGCAGTCCTTCGCTGCCGGCCACTGTCGCCTGATCCTTGACTCGCTGGCCGCCCAAGGCCCGCAGACCAAGGACGAACTGGCCGCAAGCACCGGGCTTGATTCGGTGGCCGTAGCGCGCCGCATGGCGACCCTGCGCGACCAGTTGCTGGTACGCGATTCGGGCATGACCAGGCCGACGGCCACGGGCCGTTCCGCGACCGTGTGGGCGCTGCGGTGATGCCGCGCCCGTTCACCGCCGACAGCGAACCCCTGCCGCGCGCCGTCCTGGCGCTGGCGGCTGAGCTGGCGGCTGCGCCTGCGCTGCTGGCCCTGCGCTCCCGTCGGCTGGTCAAGGACTGCATGTCCGCCCGCGGCGTCAGCCTGCGCTATGCCCGGCAGGCCGTGGCCCACGCTCGGCGCTTGACTCGGGGAGGTGCCTCGGCGTAAAAAAGAAACGCCCCCGGCCGTTGCGGGCTCGGGGGCGCAGAATCGAGTTAGCGGCTCGATCGGCCTTTCGGCCTGTTCCAATGCTTGCACCAACATGGTGCACAGTCAAGCCGCCAACCTGATCCTGCTGTTCCACGCACGCCAAGACGCGCGTAAGCAATGGGTCGCAAGGTGCCCGAACGTCAGAAAAGCCTGAACTCCACTGCCGCCCTGTGAGCCGGGGCGAAAGTCAGCCGAAAGGGCGAACACAGGGATAGCGGACAGTTTGGCCGAGCCGTCGGAGCTGCCAGGAAGGCGCATCCGATCCTGTCAGTAGCGGTGGAAGGGAACAAGACATCTGCGCAAGAAAGCCTAGGGCCTGTCCCAAAGGCTCTATGACCTTGTTATACCCGGAGCTATCAGGATGAATAAGAAAGAAAAGCAGGTTCAGCGCCAGATTGAAGGCGAATCGGAGGCCGATTGGGTCGAGATTTCGGCTGAGTGCATATGCGCTATGGTCGCAATGGGTGAGCCCAAGTTCCGCAAGGAAGATCAGGCGCGTCAGAAGGCGGTGGCGAAGTGATCGGTGCGAACTACTCGGACTTCATTGAGTCCAAGCTCCACCAAGGCGCAGACAGTGGCTTTGAGCCCACCTTCATTCCTGACAGCGCCTTTGATTTTCAGCGGGCCATGATCGAGTACGCAGTCCGGAAGGGTCGCGCTGCCCTGTTCGAGGATTGCGGGCTGGGAAAGACGCTGCAATTCCTGTCCTGGGCGCAGAATGTCGTGGAGCACACGAACCGCCCCGTTTTGGTGCTGACCCCGCTAGCTGTGGCCGGGCAGACGTTGCGCGAGGCCGATAAGTTCGGCATCGAAGCGGCACGATCGTCGGATGGTTCCATCCCGCGCAAGCTGGTGGTCACCAACTACGAGAGACTTAGCGCTTTCACCCCTGAGGACTTCGCGGGCGTGGTGTGCGACGAGTCCAGCATCCTCAAGAACTTCGACGGGACTCGAAAGGCCGAAGTCACCGAGTTCATGCGTAAGGTGCCCTATCGCTTGCTGGCTACGGCCACCGCAGCTCCGAATGATTACATCGAGCTTGGCACGTCTTCCGAGGCCCTTGGCTACATGGGCTTCATGGACATGCTGAATAGGTTTTTCAAGAACGACCTCAACAACTCGGCCACGCGCCGGCACTACGGCGAGGCTCCCAAGTGGCGATTCAAGGGCCACGCCGAGCTGCCTTTCTGGCGTTGGGTGTGTTCGTGGGCGCGTGCGCTTCGCAAGCCGTCAGACCTTGGCTTTGATGATGGGCGATTCATCCTGCCCCCGCTAGTTGAACGGTCGCACCTGGTCCAAGCGGAAACGCTGGCTTCGGGGATGTTGTTTGCGTTGCCTGCAGCCACTCTCCCGGAACAGCGCGAGGAAAAGAAGCGCACTGTGGTGGAGCGTTGCCGCAAGGTGGCCGAGTTGGTGGAGCACGGGAAGCCGGCCCTTGTGTGGTGTCAGCTTGACGCCGAGGCCGACATGATCGAGAAGATCGTACCCGGCGCCATCCAGGTAGCCGGTAAGCATTCCGACGACGAAAAGGAACGCCGGTTCCTTGGCTTCATTGACGGAACGCATCGCGTCCTTGTCACCAAGCCGAAGATCGGCGCATTGGGACTCAACTTCCAACACTGCGCTCACGTCGTGGATTTCCCGTCGCATAGCTACGAGCAGTGGTATCAGGGCGTACGTCGCTGCTGGCGCTTTGGCCAGACCGAATCGGTCATCGTGGACACCGTGCACACCGAAGGCGAAGCCCGTGTCATGGAAAATCGCCAGCGCAAGGCCCGCGCCGCTGAGGAAATGTTCGGCAACCTCGTGGCCGAAATGAACAACGCTATCAGCATCGGCCGCAAGGCCGCCCCTTCCCTTCCTGTTGAGGTCCCGTCATGGCTGTGATTGATTCCGTTGTAACCGAGAAGTACGCGATCTATAACGGCGATTGCATCGAGGTCATGCGCGGGCTGCGCGATGAGTCGGTGCACTTATCTGTCTATTCGCCTCCCTTCGGCGGCCTGTACAACTACAGTAGCGACCCCCGCGACCTGTCCAACTGCCGCGACTATGATCACTTCTTCGATCATTACGAGTTTGTGGTTTCCGAGCTTGCCAGGCTTACCATGCCTGGCCGGTGCTCTGCGGTTCACTGCATGGACGTTCCGAACGGGAACTGCCAGTTCGATTCCTACACCGACTTCCCGGGCGACATCATCCGTCTTCACGCCAAGCATGGATTCGAGTTCGTGGCGCGCCATGCGATTTGGAAGGAACCGCTAGGCGTCCGTCGTCGGACGATGCAGAAGAACCTGGCTCACGCCACGGCCGTTCAGGATTCTGTCATGTGCGGCGTGGCCTCGGCCGACTACCTGCTGGTTTTCCGAAAGCGCGGAACCAACCCGGTCCCGGTCGATAATCCCGTTGGTTTCCTTGAATACGCAGGTGATGACTCCAAGATGCCGAGTGACGTTCGCGCCTTGCGCGGGTTCCGCGGGGACCAGAAGCAAAACCGCTTCTCGCATTGGATATGGCGCCGCTATGCTTCCTCGATTTGGGACGACATCCGCCTTGGCCGTGTGCTGCCGTACGAGGACTCCAAGGAAGAAGACGATGAGAAGCACGTTCACCCCCTGCAACTGGACGTGATCGACCGCGTGGTGCAGATGCGAAGCAAGCCCGGTGAGGTCGTGCTGACCCCCTTCATGGGAGTTGGCTCCGAGGTTTACTCGGCGGTGATGAAAGGCCGTCGCGGCATCGGCGCCGAACTGAAAACGAGCTACTATCGACAGGCGGTGGCGAACTTGGCCGCGGCTGCGGCTGGAGCCCCCACTGAAGTCACCCAGGGCGAGCTTATCGGGCAGATGGAAGATGACGGGGAATAGGATCAACCGCATCACCGGAAACTGCGAAGAATGTTCCGGCAGCGCGTCCAGCGAGTTTCTGACCCTGGCCCGCCGCTTCAAGCTCTGCGCCCACTGCGCGCTGCTGTGGTGGCGCGACTGGCTGGGAAGGGGTTCGGCATGACCAATAGCCATGAACCGATCCGCGCCCTCGGGTGCCTGTGCTGCGCGATGGCCGCCACGCTTGGCTTCCAGACCACCCGCCTGTCGCCCGACCAGTACGTGGACGCCCTGCGCCGCGCCAGTGGCCAGGATGAGCGCGTGCTGGCCCTGTTCCGCCTCTCGCCGGAGCCCATGACCCCCAGCGCTGTGCACGCGCAGCTGGGCGCCAGCGGCTATGAGTGCCCGATCACGAGCATCCGGCGCTCGATGTCCACGCTGACCCGCGACGGCTACCTGGTGAAGCTCTGGGACGCCTCGCCGGGCCCGTGGGGGATGCCGGAACACAAGTGGCGCCTGCGAGGTGCGGCATGAGCGCCGGCTGGCAAGCCCTCGCCGCGGGCCTTGTGGGCGCCGCCGTCGCCTTCGCGGTGATGGCCTTCGACGCATGGGCCGCCCGCAAGACCCGCACCGGCCGCCGT